CAAGAAAGTCATTGCTTCCATCAAAATCTACAGCGGGCTTTCCGTTCTGAGTCACTACCCCCGTTACGCTGTCGTAAATCTTTGGCTGCAGGCCCGTGCTCGTCTGCGTCGCGTCGTTAGCGTTTCCACTTTGGTCATACCACGTCTTCACAAATCCGTTCGTACCTGAGCAGAACGTAGCAAGAGCAGAGGTGTCCAATTCGTTGTTTGAATCAAATCCGATGTCTTGTTCTGCGTTGTCTGACGCCCTGCGTACCCTGATGGCCGAACCTGTGTACGTCGTGTCAAGCAATCTCAAAGAGTACGCGGCTGCCGCCCCGGGGTAGGCGTCAAGCAAACCGGAAAAACCGGAAGCGTCTTCCCACGTCATAACCAAAGAGGCGGGAGCCGTGCCGTTGGTTTGTCCTGCGATGATGGTGTCATTGATGTAAGTGAGTGCGTCAGCGTAGCTCGTGTCGTCTGCGAACTCGTGAATGAGCGTCCACGTCCCAAAGGCGTCGGTGCTTCCGAACTCGTTTTTGTAATACACCTTCCTCTTAATCACGTTACCCGGGCTTGGCGTGTCGCTCTGCTGACTGAGGTACACCCCCGTGCCTGTCCACCGTGCGGTGTCGATTCGCTCAATGGTGGCCGTCCCTGCATCGAGGGTCGAGGCCATAGTCGCGGCGGTCGAGTCGAACCTGTTGAGGTAGAAATTAAAGAGCGTAGGTGTAGCCACCCCCGATGCGTTGCCGAGCCATCCATACCCCTCCGGGATGTTTGGCACGTCGTTAGAACGGCCAGAGCCGTACACGATGCCCGATCCATTCGAGGCGTGACTCTTGAGGACGATGCCGAGGTTTTGGATGAGGTTGGTGCCCGTCGGCTTCACGTTGGTATATCCACCCGTCGCACCGACGTAGACCACGTCTCCCGGCGTGAATGCCGAGGTGTCCACCCCTTGAAGGAGTCCAGTGATGATGGCTTCGCCTTCGGCTTCGTCTGCAAGGGTTTCGTTTAGGACGAAGGTGGCGGGCATAGCTGAGGCGGTGTCAGCTCGTGCTGCGATGACGTAGGCGAGGTTCCCGCTTGCTCCATCGAGCACCGCGTGGACGGGAGTTCCTTTGGTGAGCTCACCGCCCGACACGTTTTTGACCGTCTGAACAAGGCGAGTGGCATTTGTAGCTGTCCCGCTTGAAGCGGCTGTGATTCTGCCTTGTGCATCGACGGTGATATCCGCGGTAGTATAGCTCCCGGCAGTGACCGCCGTATCATCGAGATTTACGACTACGTCTCCCGTTGTTGGTGTTGCGGTAAGTCCCGTCCCACCGGAAACGCTGTCCACTGCTCCGCCTGCCCCAAACGTCAACGTGATTTCTCCGTCGCCGTCGTCGGTCAAGCTCCCATCCGGCACGTTGATGGTGGCCACGCTCAAGACGTCGGGGTCTCCGTCAAGTTCACGCACCCGCAGAAGACCACGCGCCTTGAATGCGGGCGTCGTGCTGCCTTCGGGTTCAACGCCTGTCAAGGGAGCGTTGCACGAGTCGTAGGTGTAGGGAACCGAGATAGCAATGTCCAAGAGGCACCCGGCAAGGGCGTTGCTCTGGGTCTCTTCAAGCGGTGTCACCGAGGCGTTAACGAGGTCGTAGTGGAATCCGAATTGGAAGATGTTGCCTCCGTTCTGGATGTCGGCCAAGATGTCCTCGGCCACCTGTTCCGCGTTCGAGATGTTCTCCTTTTGATATTCTACCTTGTCCGCCTTTGATGGTGGCAGGGACAAGATGTAGACTTCGAGGTTGTAGGTCTTGGCCTTCGGTGAGTTGTAGTCCCCACCCGTGTACACCAAGTGAAGGAGCGGGTACTGCTCGAACTTCTCCAAGTCCACGTCCGAGGGCGAGCCATACGAGAACGTCTTGATGAAGAAGTGGTCTTCACAAAACTCCTCGAACTTGGAGACGATATTGTTGAATGTGATCATGCGATGCGGTTCTTGCTTGCTTGCTCTCTCTTGAAGTTTAAGTCCTTGAGGTAGGCGAGGTGGGTGAAGGCGTGGCCAACGGGTAGCTTCGTGACCGCGTCCATTTTAAGAATGTCCTCACCAGCCAAGGTGTAGAGGACGGGGTACCAACCCCACTTTGCAGCAAACTCGTCACCTCCTGCGTTTTCTGAATTAAAGAGGACTGCAAAGCGTTCAGTAGTTTCCTTTCGGTACTCCAAAAAAAAAGCAACGCACCTGCGACGAGAGGGGCGGGCATATCGAGGAACACCTCGGCGTCCTCTTTGGCCGTGTAGGGTTTGATGGAGTAGCGGTCCCCCCACTTCCTGTCGAGTGGTCGGTACAAGATGCTCATGGCCTTGTGTGGCGTCTTCCAAAAGTCCGCCGTGTACGTTTCCATATCAATCCACTCTCCCGCGCTGAACTCGTCCCAGTCCGGAACAAACCCGTATTCGACGCCGTTGAGTTCGATGATTTCTTTGTGCTGGGCGACCTCGTTAGCTTGCAAGGTGTCGAGGTGTGCGTTGGCCTCCACAATCAGTTTGTGGGGCATCTTGCGGAGTTCCGCGAACGAGTGACCCGTCACGGCTTGGACGCGCTTAACCGGGTCGGTTTCGGTCTCCAACGTCATGAGATGCCGGAGGGTTAGGTCTTGAAAAGAGGCGGGGAGGCGCAGCTTCATATTGTTACAAGTTCAAAAGGTTAGATTCCTCAAGTTCGGGAAAATTGGGGCATAAAAAAAGGAGCTTGTCAGCTCCTGTTAAAATGAGAAGGTCAATCCTCATCGTAATGATTCTCGCAATTGTGCGCGAGTGCGGGAAAGATTATAGAGCAATCGTTGTGCTCTTTGAATCTCAGCGACTGCATCGAGATTAGCATTAGCACCATTCAGCTCATATCCTTCGAGCTCTGCCTTCTGCTCAAGCAAAAGGATGTCCCACTTGATGCCACGAATGTCAGCAGTGAGACCTTTAATACGATTCTCGGTAATTGTCCGAGACAAAGGAGAAAGGGAAAAATTCATAAGGCCAAATTAGAACAAATCTTCCATTCTCCAAACAAAACACGAAAAAAAGTTCGATTTTTTTTATCCGAGGGCATATCGCCCAAAGTTCGGATTGGTTTGGTTCCATGTGATCGCGTAGCGTGAGGCGTCGATGAAGTGGTTAAAGGCGTCGACGGGCTCGTTGAGTTGGCGACCGTTCTTGTCCTCCTTGTATTTGTAGTTCCGGAGTTCCTTTATGCCGTTGACGCTGCGCTCGGTTATGAGGAGCGGACGGGACCGGAGGAAGTCGATGCCCGAACGAACGGAGTCCGGGCCTTTGCGGGCTGGGTGTACGTTGAATCCGTGCCCGTGGATTTCGTCGATGCTTTTGGGCTCGGCTGAGTCGGCCACGATCATCGCTTTTCCGATGTCGGCGTCTCGCAGAGTTTGGGCAATGGCCGCATTTGTGAGACCCGTGGCGTAGCAAACCTCATCCAGACAAAAGCCGTGGCCGTCGGTGTACACCTTGACGATGGCCGTGGGGTCGTTGGTATATCCAAAGTCCAACCCGAGGTTGAGTAGTCGCCACCCTTCCGGGACTTGAACTACTTGTTTCCAATGGGTGAGGATGGTCGCACGAGAGACGCCACGTTCTCCAAGTCCGTACACCCGCCAGTAGTCGTGGTCGGCCTCCTTGAGTCGCTCAATCTCGGCCACGGTTGACTCCGGGAGAAAGGGGTTGTCTTTGTATGTGGTTTTGAAGAACTCGTGGTCGGGCCGGGTGAGCACGTGGTCGTATATCCAGTGGAACTCGTCCGACGGGTTGTAGTCGATGATGGCCTTGCCCGTGGTGCGGAGCATCAGTTGCCGCCAATCTTCGAGGGTGAGCTCGTTGGCCTCGTTGACAAACAAGATGTCACGCTTGCGGCCTCTGACCTTTTGCGGTTGGTCGACCGAGATGAACTCCACCATGTTTCCGTATAGGATGTAGGTGGCCTCGCTCTTGTTGTGGAGGTTGACGTCGTAGATTTCCTCCCTTTCGAGTATCTCGAAGAAGTCGCGCATGACCGAGGCGCGGATGGCGGGGAAGGTCTTTCGGGCGATGGTGATAACCGCCCCGGAGTTCTCGTTGCGGTGGCAGAGTTCAATGAGGGCCGTGAGGATGGAGTACGTCTTGCCCGATCGCGTCCCTCCTTGGTGTACTTGAATCTTGGCGGGCGAGTTCTTGACGTGGTAGTATGTGGCGGGTTGCCTCACAAGCTGTTCAAAAAGTCCTCGTGTGAATTGAACGAATACCAACACCCCTTCTTTTGGTACTTCATGGCCTTATAAAAATACACCACGTCGCCGATGAGGTAGTGCCCCTTTGTATTCTCTTGGTAGGCGATGCCTCGTTCATCGAGGTAGGCGCGGAAGTCCTTTCGGCCTTGCCTGTTCTTGGCCTTCTCTTTGGCTCGTCTCTTGCGGTTCTTCTTTTGGGTGCGCGTCATGACACCGAGGAGTCGTCAGACACAAACCACGAGAGGGGCTTCTTCTCTGCCACCTCAATCTCTTGTCTCTCGACGTAGCCCCTGCCCTTGCCTTTGGTCTTCATATAGAAGATGGTGGCCGCCGGGTTGCCTTGTGAGATGAGTTTGTGTAGGTGGTGTTCTGCAAAGTCCAAGACGACTTCGGGCAGGTTGTCACACGCTGCCTTATACGCTGGGTCTTCCTTGAGCCAGTTGTAGTGAGTCTGCCTTGAGATGCCACACGACTCACACGCGAGCTTAACGATGCCCAGCGCCTTCGTGAGGGCCTCGACCATGTTTGCTTTTTTTGGTTCCAGAGTGTCCAACTCTGTCAAGGAATCATCTTCTCGCAGTGCTTGCATTGCTTCGGTTCTTTGGGTTCGTCTTCGGGTTCGGGTTTGTTCCAGTCGATAGGAACCCCCCACTCTTGCAGTTGTTCGGGTTCGTGTGGTCCGTTGGCCAGCATCTCCATATCGAACTCTCCGTGGTGGCCGTTGTCTTTGATCATGGCCCTCTCTTGTTCCTCTTCGGTCCAGTCGCACACGCTGCACGGCACCGCCTCCCAACCGAGGTCGATGCACGCGCGGAGTCTTTGGTTTCCTGCAAACACCACCATGTCAGGGTTGACCAAGAGAGGCCGCACCGTCATCATCTTTGGGTCTTCCGAGATGGAGCGTTTGAGGTCTTCCATCTTTGCCCGTCGGATGTATCGCGGGTTATTCGGGTGAGTCCTGAGCTTGTTCGTCTCGATAAGTATCGGCGGCGTTAAGAACATTGCGTAGGGTTTCTCTGATGTGATAGTCTGACACGGCGAGGTTCAAAAGAATCTCCCACGAGTCTTCGTCTTTGTGGAACACTCCGAAGTTGGCGACGTCGGCCCCGGTGTCCTTTCGTGTGAAGACGAGGAAGTCGTCGCTCTCGTTGAGCATCCTTTTAACTTTGCGGAGGGTCATGCGCTGGTAAAGGTTTTGTAGTTGTCTCGGAAGCGTCGGTCAATTTCCAAGAGTTCCTCGGCACGTCTGACGCTATAACACGAGGTCGTGTGGTTCGTTCGTTGGAGGGTCTTGGCGATTTCTTGAAACCTGAAGCCGTTGTCCCGAAGATACTTCGAAACGATGTGCCGGGTGTCGGCTACGTGGCCC